TGATGCCTTCATATGTGCCATCACCTCCACAATTTAGACAATGTGTATACATACCTAAACCATCCCCATCAGGGCTAAAGTTTTCAGGTAATGAAACATCTATAAATTCAGTACCGCCAATTGGCTTCGTATGAATATGAGGGGCAAGGCCGTAATAGGGGAAAATGCATTCACCGTTCCCGTCATCACAAAAATCACATGTTTTAACTTTTAATCCACTCATCCTTTAGTTCCTCAACTCATTACGTTCTTTCTTCAATTGACGCAAAAGGTTGTGAAGGGTAACGGTTACAGCTTTATCTAAACTTTTAGTTGAATGGAATTCTGCAAGCTGAGACAGTGCTAAACCAAAAATGTGATATGCAAAAACTTTTGCAGCTTCCGGATTGTTTTTGATAAGCTCCTCAGTACTTGGACAAATGATTTCTTCAAAAATATGAAGAGCCACCTGATCCGGAGTACCTTCAATACGGCTAGGGCTCAAATTAACTTCACCAATAACTTTGCTCATTGTTGAGAATCCTCACTTAAAATTTCCCATTCACCCCAATCGCCCAAATAACCAGATTTTGAAATGCTTGTTGTAATCACTTGACCATCATCACAAGTTACTTTCATTCGATTGGCATCTATGCGAACAGCTTTATAAACAACATCCATTTGTAAATTTGCTGGTAAAGGACTTGAGCCATTTACAGATTTAATTCTTACTTCCATTTTTAAGCCCTCAAATATTCTTCTTTAGTCCACTCAACAAACTCTTTATAAAGTTGTTGAGCTGGTTTATTTAACCGGTTGTGATAGTCGATAGTTATACGGCGCCAAGCGACTGGTACCGCATAATGCTTGGTTAGAAACATTGCTTGATCCATGCCTTGCCGGACTATTACGTAGCCCAGCAATTGCAAGTAGTACATAAAACCAAGCATGTGTTTTTGGCTCACTTTCTTGTACTGATCTTTCATATTAGAAACCGTCCACTAATAGATAATCAGGCTCAGTTTCAGGTTTAGTAGGTGTAGGATTCTCTAATTCAAAGCGGCGTTTTCTTATATATCCCATGTACTTTGGTTGAATTAGCGGATCACGTGCAGCTACGTCTATTTCCAGCGCATCCAATGTTGTAAGGTCTGGTGCGTTCTGGATCTGGACCATTAGCGAAGGTGGATCACTCTCAGCAGGTTTGTTATCTGTAAGCTCTGACAAACGTTTATGGGTTGCTTGTAGCAAACGCTCCATTTGTTTGTCGTCCCATTTGCGGGTGTAACGATAAACGGCATTTACTTCTTCTGGCGTTTTTGACTCTTTAACACGCTGGAGAAGGGTATCTAATGTCTTCTGATATTCTGGATCTGTTTCAGGTTCATTAGATACTGGAGTTAATAGATCCTCTGAAGCTGTGACATTAGTTTGTTCTGTAATAACAATCGTTGACTTATTATTGGTAGGAAATACTACAGAAGGTATTACTTTAGCTGGTGTCTCAGCTTTTGATTTTTTACCACGCTGTTTTTTTGGTTCCTCACCTAGGCGAATAACACTTAAATCGTCACTAACTTCAAAACCTAATGCTTTTGATAGTGCTTTTAATTGAAGCTTGGCGTTTTCGGCATCACGCTGAACAAAACCACTATTAATAGATTCAATTAATGCGGTGGTTTTAAAATTCACGACGTAAATAGAAGGCGAATATGTAGCAATTACAAAAACATCCTGTCCTTCTTCATACTCATCAATAGTTAATGGCTTTGTGAATGTAATGCCAGCCAGCTCAGTGGTTTCGATTTTGATGCAAAATTCAAAACCCGGTTTACCAAACACAGAAGCGGGGAATTGATCTAAATCGGCAAAGTCCAACATGTCTTCAGCTGGACGACAGAGAACAGTTTTACCTTTTTGAAGAGCTGTAAATGCTTCAGATGCTGTTAATAGATTATTCATGCTGTCATCCCAGTTTTAGCCAAAGTTTCAATGTCTTGTTTAACTGCTGTTAGCTTTGCCGCTTCAATTTGTATAAGGGCATCTATGCCGAAGTGCTCACAAACTGTTTTTACATCGAGGCCCCGTTCAGCAATAAAGTTTTGAAGTTCATCTCTTTGTTGATCTGAGATACCGTTAAATTCAGGTGGACTAATCCAAGTGCCACGTTGCTTATCAAACGTGCAATTCAATGCTTTAGCCCTCATTAACATTGCTTGACGCATGTTCTGGTAATACATGTGTTCTTTATCAAGCGATTCCGTTAATTGATTAAGGTCACCTGCATGCTCTGCTTCCTCACAGCTTTGTTTCCAGTTTTCTAGCTCTTCTTGGGCTTTAGCTGCTGCAAGTTGTGCAGGCGTTAAGGTGTTAATGTGATCTTTAGCTTGAGTAATCAGGTCAGCCAAGAAAGTAGGGTGTGCTTTAAGATCAGGTACCCATACTTCACCGGTTTCACCGCCTAAAGCACCTGAGTTTTTCGCATGATGTGTAGGCGAAGGTTTGAAATTAATAACGCGGGCATTTTTACCTTCACCAGTAGTAACAGTTGTTAGATAACCCATGACATCTGCGATACGGTAAAGCTCGTTACGGTTTTTACCACCTAGATCTGGGCGGTAAATAATTTGATCACCGTTTTGATCTTCTGATGCGTGTGCAATGAAAACAACATCTTTACCTAAACTGATCAAAGTATTGATGTATTGCTTGAACGTTTGGTTCGCTAAACCTTGAGCCTTTAACTTTAAAGAACCATCTTTTTGACGGTTATTTGCCGTAAGTAAAAGGTGGGTTTTAATGCATTCAAGCATTGCACCCACGGTATCAATGACTACGGTTTTATAAGGTGCTAAGTCCTGTGGAGTAAGGTTTGCAACATCACTCCATTGTTGAACCTGTACAACCGCACCACGACGTAATTCACCAGTACGGTGAGCACCACGGTCAAAGTCAAAAGAAATTGCTTTTTCCGCAGTAAAGCCCATCGATGATTTGCCTAAACCCGGATCAGCGTATAGGTACACAATAATTGCTTGAACCAATAAAGTTTGGTCAGCAGTAATAATCGGTAGAGCCATTTTTCTTATCCTTATCTTGAGCCAGTGAAGCCGCGCTTAGTTTTATAAGCTTTGCGGTCATAAGTAGGGATATTTGTTTCACGCAGTTTTATAGCGAGCTGCTTTCTGCGTTGAAAATCGATTTCTTGTGTGAGTTCATTCCAAACTTTTGGATAGTCGGTTTTGAACTTGGCCACATTTAAAGGCGTCTTAACTCCGTCTTTAACTTTGTAAAGAACTGAGCCATTAGCATTAGATGCGTACACTTGCCAGCCAATGCGAACAGAGTAGAGGCCCTTATCATCACGGCCTAAAAATGACTTGTAGCCGTCAGGGTGCTTTTTGAAATTAGACATCATTAAACCTCCACCAACCTGTTACGTTCGATGAAGCCTTTTAGAAGGTCATTGATGTTGCGGATGTCTTCAAATTCGGTGAAATCGTTATATGACTTACCATTAACATCAGTAATTTCATTTACTGTGAGTTGGGTAATATCAACAGCGGTGTATTCAGAACCCGGAACGCCGTAGCTGTCTGGATGAGCTTCAAAATCAAAGCTAACGTTTAAACGGAAGCTATCTAATTTGATGACAGCAACGCCAGAATGTTTACCTGTGATTTTTGCAGTTAAGACACTGTAAGTACTTGGTTGAGTTTTTGGAGTAAAAAGAGTAGGTGCTTCTTTTGTTTGGAAAGCTGGCTGCAATTGGCAAGCAACTAAAGAACCACCAGAGATTGCAAGTGCAGCCATGCTGACAAATGCAAATGAGTTGAAAGGAGAAGCTTTTACGTTCATAATTGATCTCGCAGTTTGCAAAAGCACATCGGACCTGGGGAGGGGCGGTGTGCTTTTTTGATGTCTACGAGATAAATATAAGAAAACTTAGTTTTATTGTCAATAAGAAATCTTATTTTAATTTAAGAAAGCTTACTTTTATGCTTTAATAGACAAAAGAAAACCCAACTATCAAAGGTGATAGAAATGAGTCTAGGCGAAGAAATGTTTGAATGGCGCAAGCAGATGGTTGAGAAACTACTGCTTCAGGAAAGTAATATTGATCAACTAGAAGAAAAAGTTGATCGTGCTGAAAAGATTCTTTTTGGTGATTGCACAGCCGCTTTCAAAATAGAGTGCACGCTTCGGAACGCGTATGCACTGAAAGCTATTCTTGATGACTTTGCCACCAAGAATAACTGCAAGCTGAGTATAGTAGAGTGTGAGTAATCAGGGTTAGCTCATTCCTGAAATGGGTTTTGATGTGGCTTTAGGCTTTGGCTTAAGTTCTTTTAAAGCTTCTTCTACCGCTTTCAGTGATTCCTGGTAGGTTTTAACCCAAAGATCAGCACTTTTTATATTGATGGTTGAAGGATCAGTATCAGCAATGGTTGCCTTAGTAAGCTCTAACGCTAGAGCTTCTATGATTTCAGTTTTCATATTTTCTCCGATATTAATGGTTATTTTAGATCAATGTTTGCACTAAGTCTTAATCCCATAATATCAGGGAAAATTTGAATATATTAAAA